ACTTTTTAACTTTGTAACATGACTCCTGTGTTTAAACTTCGTTTTCCAGACAAAATAGATTGGGAAATCTTGTCTGGAAATCCTGAAGCGATTCCTCTCTTAGATAATGACAACTTATATAAAATTCGTTGGCTATGGTTATTGTCGGCAAATCCTGGAGCCATTCCTCTTATAGAGAAGATTCTATCCACCTTTCCAGATAAGATACAACCTTTTAAGTTGTCCGCCAATCCAAATGCTATGCATCTACTAGAAAAATATCCGAATAAAATGGACTGGTATGGATTGTCTATCAATCCAAACGCAATAGACTACCTAGAGAAGAATCTAGACAAGCTCGTTTCTTGGGAACTTCTTTGTAAGAATCCAAACGCCATCCATCTATTGGAACGTTATCCTGAAAAAATCAATTGGTACTATCTATCTATGAACATAAATGCGTTACCTCTCTTTGAAAAATATCCTGAAAAAGTGAATTGGTATTGGCTGTCATCCAATCCAAATGCAATACCTTTGTTAGAACGTTATCCGGAGAAAATAGACTGGGAGAAGTTATCGGCAAATCCTGGAGCGATTCATCTCTTGGAGAAAGAACCCGACAAAATTCATTGGGATATATTGTCAGGAAATCCAAGCGCGATACCTCTGTTAGAAAAAAATTGGGATAAAATCAACTGGTATTATCTATCCACGAATCCTGGAGCGATACACCTCTTGGAACAAAACATGGATAAAATAGAATGGGCAGAACTGTGTTCTAATCCAAATGCTATCCATCTACTACAAACGCTGGATTATGAAAAAACAAAAGAAGGGAATACTGAGTTCAAGGCGGAATTATTAGAACGGGTATTTGACCCAGACCGAATGATACGATGTGCCGAGAGAATGTCTATGTCCTTACGAGAGTATTTGGTCTGTTAATACAGATAACCCATCAGGATGAACCAAATCACATAACCATAAAATAAAGCTAGCCATAGATAGACGGGTGGGTTCTTCAGTAGGTCTGAATAGGATTTTGCCAATTCAATATAGGCTTTCCTGTATTTCTCTATTTTTTTTTCAGATTCGTTGAGTTTCTCTTGGTAGTTTGAGACAAAGGCAGAAATCTTGCCATACATATGGTTACAAAATACAGTGCGCTGCCGTTTTGTATATTTTGCTTTGAACTGGTCTTCCAGAATAAGGTCGCGAATCAACTGGTCAATGTCCATCTTTCATGGTTTTTCTTTTTCTTCTTATTCCATCAATTTTTTTACTCCTAGGTCCAGGTCCAACTCTAGGTCTGTATTGAAAAAATAAGGTAGAATGTTTGTCTTTTTTGTAAAGAGATTCTCTTTTTTGACGAATTTTTTCTAGCGTAATTTGCGTACCGTAGCAAGGCATATGAAATCTACGCATCAAAGGATGTTCCTCTTTGATTTGAAGCAACAAATAACAATACGACAAAATCTTTTGTTTGGACAAATGGTTGACGCGAATCAAAGATAATACATAATAAAGATAAAGGGTTGTATCGTACGTAGCAATTTTACGCCCTTTGTATAGATTGTAATTCAGACAAGAGTCTGATAAAATCACATACAACATTGGATAATTTTCAACATGGACTTCATAGAGTTTAATCAATTTATTTTCGTAATAAGTATATCGGACCTCTAGTCCTTTTAATTTTTTCCATATCTCTTCTATGGTTTCCGATAAAATATAGACGACATCTTGTTGTTCATATTGAAATTTAGAGGGAAACAACTCTTGCCAGTAATACATGGCATAATCTCCCAAACAAACATATTCTTTGAGACGACGATTCACGTCTTTTACCAGTTTAGAGGGAAACTTTTCTACGGGTTTAACGTTACAATGACGAATTAAAAAAGGATGATGTTTGTTTAATAGACTGAGTCTTTGAAAGATTTTAGTCCAACGAGTAATATCCCCCATAGGACGAGCCAATTCTTGATACATGCTCATACGTAAGTAATTGTAAGGGACATAATGTATACCTTCTCTTTGAAAAGAATCGGACCATAGCGTACGAAATAACTCATCATCTATATGGGTCATATCTACCAAAGGAAGATAATTGACAAACAGTTTATAAGTACCCGGAAACATGGCAGGTTTGACTTCTACGTTAGGAAAATGGGGAGAAAGAAGGTCCGCTAATTCTCGTATATCTTCGGTAGGGTGAGTTGAAAAAAAATCATAATCGGGGATATCGTCCGTTTGATAAAATTTAGACTCTTTGGGTAAAGCCTGATTAATGGCAGTTCCGCCATATCCGATGAGGTTCTTCTCCTTGATAAATTCTTCTATCCTAAAAAAAAGATTTGGTTTTGTATACAGCTCTTTTTTTTTCTTCTTTTGAAGGATTTCATTCAACTGTATCGCTTCTTGTAATTGCTCCATTAGTATAAGGAGTTATTTTATAGGATGCTTTTTATGATAGAACTTTTAAACATTCCATTGTATTTGTCCAAATAGACATCATTCATTTGAAAGTTTAGGCCAATGAATTGAAACTTTTGTTTGATACCCACGGTATAAAAATCATAATTTGTACTTTTGTCTCCAAAGTCAGGGAACAGTATATTGATATTTGGGTCATTCATTTGGATGTTTGAATCTAAAGCATCATACGCTTCTGTTTCACGATAAATCTGACTGGTCATCGTTCCAAAAACCAATGTAGTGACATTAGACAATGAACTACTTTCATATCCGGTTAATCCTGTAATGTCCACAAAGATGATAACTTTTCCCATTAAATTAGAAATAATTTCGGTTTCTATAGATTTACTTTTGTAGATTTTGTCTCCCGACGTATTAGACCGTCCAAATACAGACTGAAGAATGTCGCCTATTTTATTGTATAATTTGAGATTATCACTTTGAATACGGAAAATAAGAAACAAAGGGTCTCGTATGTTGCTACAATTAGCACTGTCAAACATAAACCATTGTTTCACTTGAGTCATTGTTTTTGAAAACGGAAGACTATTGTATATCTCTTTGTATTTTTTTGAAAGGATAGTAGAAGCAGCAATGACAGGCTCTCCATGCAAAGAATAAATTGTAAAATCTAATGCACGTACGCCTTGTCTTGCACAATTCACCAATGCACACGTATCCACATAGTCATTTTTGAAATCTCCACTACAACAACAGTTGTATGCTGTTTTTACGCTTGTTTTACTCAATTGCGTAGACAATACATCCTTTGGTATATCTAACATAGTGATGGAAGGGTATTTACCTATCACTTTACAGTTATATTCACCTTTTGTTACAACGGTATATATATAATACAAAATCCAAAATAGAATCACAAACAAGATGACCATCACCATCATAGGTGTACTTGTTTTTTGTACAGCCAGGTCCATTACGTGTTTGATTGCCGATTCGGACATAAGTTATATTTATATTTATATTTAAAATTTTTATGTTTATGATATAAAATGGGCGGTGGATTATTAAATATCATCTCTTATGGAAATCAGAATATTATGTTAAATGGAAATCCAAGCAAAACCTTTTTTAAAACAGTCTATGCTAAATATACAAATTTTGGTATGCAAAAATTTCGTATTGATTACGAAGGACAGCGTACTTTAAAATTAAACGAAAGTACTCATCTTACTTTTAAAATACCGAGACAAGGAGAGTTATTGTTGGATGCCTTTTTGGTGATGAATTTGCCGGATATATGGAGTCCTATCGTACCTCCTATTTCAAAAGCGGACTGTTGGAGGCCTTATCATTTTCGTTGGATTTCTCATATAGGAGCAAATATCATTAAAAAAGCCAGACTCATTATTGGTGGTCAAACCATTCAAGAATTTTCAGGAGAATACCTGAAGAATATGGCAGACCGTGATTTTAGTTCGGAGAAAAAGGAGTTTTTCTACAAAATGATTGGTCATGAAAACGAATTGTACAATCCGGAATATGCCTACAATCGTATCAATCGTTATCCTAATAGTTTTTATCTCAACGGTCCAGTAGAGCCTTCTATTCGTGGACGAACCCTCTATATCCCCCTTCATTTTTGGTTTATGAATTCAGTAAAAATGGCACTCCCTTTGGTAAGTCTTCAATATCAAGAAATACAGATTTCCTTGGAATTAAGACCTATTCGCGAGTTATTTACTATTTATGATACTTCTGTTACACAAGAAGAAGGGTTTTCGTTTAATTCTATACAGCCCAATTTTACGCTAGAGTCTCATAGTTTATACCGGTTTTTGCAACAGCCTCCCAATATTACCTTAGAGGCTTCTGGTTACGAGAATAAACCCACGACATGGGATTCGGATATTCATTTGATGACCACCTATGCTTTTTTAACGGACGAAGAAGCGAGAACCTTTGCGGCAAACGAACAACGTTATTTGATTAAAGATATTCATGAATCTGTACATACGAACATTACAGGAAACAAACGTATCCGGGTAGAAACTAGTGCAATGGTTTCTTTGTGGATGTGGCATTTTAGACGTAATGATGCATTTAAAAGAAATGAATGGTCTAATTACACCAATTGGGATTATGAATCCATATTGCCGGATGATTTGTTGGTTTCTCCTAGAGAGAGCTCTTACAAGATAGAGAATAAATACATTGGCCCAGGTACAAATTTTACAGTTTCTACGAGTACATTTGCTTCCACGGTAACCACTACGTATTACATTAATCCTCCATTGTCTACCAAAAATACGAAACAGATACTCCTGTCCCTTTCCATCTTATTTGACGGAAAGTATAGAGAATTTGCTTTTAGTCCAGGTGTGTATAGTTTAATAGAAAAATACAAAAACTCTAATGGCATGTCTAACGATGGGTTATATTGTTATAGTTTTTCTTTGAATACAAGTCCATTTGAGTTACAACCTTCAGGTGCTATCAATCTAAGTAAGTTTAAGACGATAGAATTGGATGTCTCTACTATTTTACCAGCTCTAGACCCCGAATCTAGTTTTCGCGTGATTTGTGATACAGAAGGCAAGGTCATTGGTACCACTCAAAAAGATTCTTTGTATATTTATAATTATGATTTATATTTAACAGAGGAGCGATATAATTTATTAAGGTTTGTGAGCGGACAAGCCTCCTTACTTTATGCGAGGTAATCCGGTGCACGGATATTCCGTAGAATCAAACAGATTTCCTTTGTATTCACTTGAATAAAATCCTTCTTTCGGAATGGGAAGGAATAAAGTTAAAAGAAATAAAATGAGAATGAGAAGATAAATTCTCATTATAAAATAATAATATATATTATGTCAAAGGTTAGGTTTAATATCCCGAAATTTATGACGGGTACATTCCCGGCAGATGGGGCAACCGTACAAAATGATATCACCCTTGTGGGGACAGACGGCGTTACAGCGATTGTGAAGAAAAGTCAGACTACCCTATACAACGAAAAAAATAATAAATATTTTGATGCAACCATAGATGGAGACAAATTTCCGTTTCAGTTTATTTTTCCTTTAAAAACTTTGATAAATTCTAATTCTACCCAATTTACTACTCCAGATAAAAGTGTTTATATCTTTTCTAGAGTGGACGGATTAATCAACGATGGAAAAATCATAAAAAATGTAAAAGGAGGAACGATTGAGATAATCGCGCCTAAAAAGCAATTTGTGAATACCGCTTTAGATAGTGCTTTGAATACCACGAAAGCGGTTGAATTGAACGTGAATACTTTTGTAGACAACAGTGTTTTGCTGGAGACTGCCTTGGTAGATAAAATGTCAAAATTAAAGTTAATCAAAGAAAGTCCATTTTATGCAATCTTTGTTATTTTATACAAATTGGTGGTAGATATGTTAGTCATTTTTATTTTTTGGATTCTCTTTGTCTCTATCTGTTGCTGGCTAAAAATTCCTAGCGAAGTATTGTATCCTACCAACGTGGATTGTTATCCTTTTACTTATTTTAAAGCCAAAAAAAATGATGAAGCTTATTATGATTACCTAAACCCATCCAACGACGGCTTGTGTAAACCGTATAGCCAAGACGATATAGATAAAAGTAGAGCAAAACAAGAAACGTTTTTTGAAATGTTAAAACAACTTACGCCTGAACAAAAAGGAATATTAGAGGTAATCTATCCTACCATGGCAAATCCAGAAGCGAAGAGTGTTCAAAAATTTAGTGCAGTCATCATAGAGAAATGCAGTCAATCGGAGTTATGTACCATGGATTATTTAACTTATTTTGTATGCATGATTGTTTTTTATAATTATTTATATTGTGGAAAAACCATGTCCATGATACATCAAGGTTGTGCATATATCTCTAATAATGTCATTGGTATGATAAGTCCCAAAATTACCATGGTTGGTTTCGCGGCCCTTCTCTATTACATGTTTTTGAGTGTGGGAGCAATGAACAAGAAAGTAAAACAAAAACTGAATATAAAGTTGGAAGATGAAACGGAACCCAAAGCCATCTTAACCAATCAATTGATAAATCTCGTGGTTTCTATTATATCTTGTTGTGTATGGCTTATTATACCTTTATGTACAGTTCTTGTCATTGTTACTTTACTTACAACTGCCTTTATATTAGCGAAATCCTGTTTGTTTCCCATCAATACGACTGTATTAATTATATCCTTTTTAACTTTTTTCTTTTCTTTGTCTCAATATGTATATATCATCAAACAATTAGCAAAAACCAAATCAAACCCCTTTGACTTAGTAGAACAAATGTACTTGAAAGATTTTAATGTTCGCACTTTATTTTCCTTTTTAGGCATTAGTGTCCCCATCCTATTTGGATTGGGATATGGTTCCTATATTGGTTTCAATTTATTCTTTTCTTTTTTCCAATTATTGAAACGTCCCGAAATCTCTGAAATGTTAAAAAATACAACTGCCTCGGTTGTCATTGTTGGATTGTTGTTATTGTTGCTACGTGTAAGAGAAACATTAGGTAGAACGTATGCAATCATGACCTTTTTCATTATCATTCTGGTAGGCATCTATGTTATTTTTAAAAACTAGTTAAACAATTTAGAGGAGGTATAAAGAATGGACCATTATCCTAGAGTGAGTTTATGTACACCTACATTCAATCGTCGCCCTTTTTTTAAGGGGACCATCTCCAATATTTTGAATCAAGACTACCCTATAGAAAAGATAGAATGGATTATTGTAGACGATGGAACCGATAAAATAGGGGATTTGGTAAGTCATCTTCCTTTTGTCAAATATATTCCTGTGGATAAAATGCCTCTTGGAAAAAAGAGAAATTTTATGCATCAACAATGTACCTTTCAAAGAGACAACGATATTATTGTCTACATAGACGATGACGACTATTATCCTCCTCAACGTGTGTCTCATGCTGTCTCTAGACTCACCTCTTCTAATGCTCTTTGCGCGGGTTCAAGTGAACTGTTTATTTGGTTTAATGGACTTCAAAAAATGTATAAATTTGGTCCCTATGGACCCAATCATTCTACGGCAGGAACGTTTGCATTCAAGCGGGCTTTACTCAAACAAACCTCTTATGAAGATAATGCTGTCATCGGAGAGGAAAAGCATTTCTTGAAAGACTATACGATTCCTTTTATTCAGCTAGACCCTCTCAAGACGATTCTTGTTTTCTCTCATAATCAAAATACATTTGACAAGAAGCGTTTGATTGACACAAATAGCCCTGTCTGTAAAGAATCCGCGATGAAAGTCAAACAATTCATTAAAAAAAAAGACATTCGTTCTTTTTACACCAACGAATTGGACCCCTTGTTAGAGGGATATGAGCAAGGTCAAATCAAATATAAACCGGATGTTCTAGAAGAAATCAGACGGAGAGAGAATCAATCACGCGATAGACCCGTGAACGTAGCGGAATTGTTAAATGCATTACGTATCAAAACAGAAGAAATTTTAGGTCTTCAAAAAGAGTTGAATCATAAAAACGAATACATTAGACTTTTAACTGAAAGTATAAAAGCACGCGATTCAACTCGTTCGGCGTAAGGTCATCCGTCTGTTTCCGAATCAATTTATAATATAAATCTTTTTTGGAACAATTCAATTTGTGGCAAAGTCCGATGATAAATGTATTGTTGTTATATTCGTTACTGTATTTGGTCAGCACCTTTGTGAATCTGTATTCTGAAACTCTTTTGGGAGTAATGTTAGACTCTTGATAAAGATAATAATTATGTAATAGTTTGATGTAATAGGTCATTTCATTGAATATCCATAATTGTTTTTGAAAACTTATCCTATCAAAATAATCACCTATACATAGATTTTTCAAGATTTGGTTATAAAAAGGATATTTTTCAGGTTGTATCACATCAATTAAATTTTCATGGAATAGAAGAGCTTGGGTTGCTTTTTCGTTTTCAATCATAAAATCATCTTTAAAGGATTTTGTCATAATTTGCATGATGTTCGTTTGTATACTTTTTTCATATTGATTGTAATTAATTTCGGACAAAGATTTGGTCTGTATACATACACAGTATTTCATGATTTCCTTAATTTTCTTGTCATATGAATTCGTACCGCAAATGATAAGAGAAAATGACCTTTTTTTTTTATTCTTTTCTTCTAATTTAAATTGTTTCAATAATTGTGTCATTATTTTTTTTTCATGCGTATGTAAGAAATCAATGTTGTCAATGACACATATACTTTTTTTAGGCGAATGATGAAAAATGTCTACAATGGTAGGTTGTATAAATTTATACAAGTCATCAAACTCTTGAATATCTTGTATAGAAACAAAGACGGCTTGTTCTAACTCTTTCAGTAAGGTTGTTTTACCTGAACCTGATTTTCCATGAAGATAGATTGGTTTACTTTGTTTCAACGCAATCTTTAATTGTTGGGCTGTGGCTGTCATTACTTAGTACGCTGAATTATATTTAAATAATTGAACTATTTGTTATTCCATCCCAGGCAACTCCGCATGTAGATGCCCATAATTTTTTGTTAAGATCACTCATTCCATTTGGATACATTGTCGTACACGAGGGAGTACGAGACGTATAGACAGATTGGGTCATTACACACGAACCTTCAGGAGTTTGGCTATAATAATCGGGACACGTGGATAGTTCAGGCGGAAATGTTTGCGAATTTGCTTTATTGGACAATAGTACAGTCATGACACCTAAAAGTAAAAACAAGATTACTGCATTTCCCAACAAAAAGTTTTTATAAAATCCCATGTTATAATGGAAAAATAAAATATTATATAGTTCAATGGAATCTAATGGACGAGTGGATCTACTTTCTTATAAGGGAGGTACACCCTTATTTTTAAAGGATAAAATTCTTCCTAATTCAAAAACAAACTATATGAATGCCCTAAAGCATACGCTTCAAAACAATGAACTATCCTCTCTATTTTTTTCCTCTAAAAATATTCAAATTATAGAAAATGCCATTAAAGCAGGGGTTTATAAAATGTCAAACAACACTCATGTCATTGATAATCAAGACCGCGACCAGCTTATGGTCATTATGAGAGGAATCTTTTTACAATACAGTCTAAATCAGCCAGACCATCTTACAGAACAAATAGAATCTCTGAACTCTCGGGTCATTTCTTATAGTGTACCACGCATCTATGGTGAAATCATTAGCTATATTCAATACAAGAAAGATATATCTACTCTGGTAGTGCCTTTGGCGAATCCCGCTTATTATCACAAAGATACCACGGTGGAATTCAAACGTTTTTTTTAAAATCAATTTGTATTCCATTTACCATTTGTAAATCATCTTTTCTTATGGATGAAAACTCTGTATAATCCATGTTAAAAGTGATAGTATGAATTCTACCGCCAAACTTTGCTATAATCGTATTTTTATCTATAATTTTGTAATTCCCTTTTCCAAAAGCATCCATATTAAAAATATCTAAAAATTTTATGAATGAATCTTCCCAAGTATAAATTTTATTTATAATTTCATCTATACATTTTATTACTCTATTTATACTACATATAACTCCTTCCTCCACATTTTTTACAATTCCATTGGGTCCAGGAACATCATTTAATCCAATAAATCTTTCAAAAATTAAAATGTTACTTTCAATCAATTCATCTATAATTTGTTTTACTCCATTCCAAACACCATAATCATCAAAAATAATATATTGTAAATGTTTAAACCTTTTTATAGAATTAAAAATATCACTTTTACATAATTCATAAGTATGACCAGCATCTATAAAGGATACTTCTATATCATCGGGTAAAATTTCCCAACTATCTTTATAAATATCTAACATAACATATTCTATATTTGTAGCATCTTTGTTAAAGTTTTTATTAAATTTTGTCCATTCTACACTATTATCAACAGCATATACTTTTGAAAATATCTTGGATAAAACTTTTGTAGAATATCCTTTATGAGAACCAATTTCCGCAATCTTGAAATCATTTTTGTATTTAAAAAAATCGTAAATATCATATCTCATTTTTGACGAACAAGTCCATATATCTTCTTCAATATTAAATGTTTTAAATAGTTTAATATGGGTATCTTCACATGTTTCTTCTTCAATATCATATCCATATTCTCCAAAATGATTCAATAACTTAAAATAATTTGGAGAATTACTTTTATCCAACATATGTTTTGGTCCATCCATATGTTTATTTTCAAAAATAATATTTTCGGGTCTAATGAATGATACATTTAAATCCATTAAAATATCATAATCATGGCCTTCTGTATCAATATATAAATATTTTAAGTGTTTTATTCCATATTCTTTTATGATCGTATTCAGTGTTTTACATTCAACCATTATTTTATCTATTATACATTCAGGAACAAATGAATGTATATGTTCTTTATTCACAGAAGATAATTGTGACGTCCATTCAACCAATTTAGAAAAATCATTTTTTTGTGAAGGTATATACAATTCTACAAAACCATTGTAATTGCTAATTGCTATATTTAAACATTTTACATTATTATAGTTTTTGTAATTTTCTTTTAATTGATTAAATAAATAATCAACGGGTTCAATCATAATATATTCAATCTTTGGATTAATTTTGTTAAATAAATAATCGTTATTTGTATTACCGATATGAGAACCAACTTGTATTATATATTCTTGTTTGTTTAAAGTCTCTTGAGAATCACTAGTTACAAGTGTAACATTCTTATTTAATTTACATTTATTCATATTATTCAAAAAAATAGTCATATTAGCTATTTTGTGTTGATAGACTCCAGGTCCTCCTGGAAAATGGTGTATGACTTTATCGCTATGAATATTTGTATCGTTATTCACAACCAGTGATTTAAAAATTTTATTATTGTATACATTATATTTGAAAGCATTATATACGATATAGGGTTGGTCATAACAACTAAAAAGAAACGGTCTTTTAATCATGTCTTCTTTTATTTTATGAAACAAATCCTTTATTTTTTCACAATGATTAAACAATAATATTCCACTCGTAAATGCAGTTTTGTCATTATAATTGAAAATTTCATCTCCAAATAAGGATTTACCCCAAAAATCAGTATGACTAGAAATTTCACCTTCTTCTAGTACATATAAAAGGTCTTCTTCACAAACGTCAAACACTTTGTTGATGTTATCCTTTACTAACACATCCGTATCTAAATAAAGTATTTTATTATACTGTAGGATAGAAGGTAAATGAAACAAATCTAATCTTGCTTTACAGGATGTATCAATATCATTGTAG